TCGTTATATTAACTTTACAAGTGCAACAAGTGGTAGTCTGACAAACATTGGAACTAGCTCGACCAAACTCCAATACAACCCAAGCACAGGAGCATTGACCTCGACTAGTCTGACTCCTACAAACGCATTGGGTACTTCTTATGGTGGTACAGGACTAACATCATTTACTGCAAATGGAGTAGTGTATGCGTCTAGTACAAGTGCTTTGGCTACTGGGTCTAATTTAACTTGGGATGGCTCAATATTAACTGCATCAAATGCAAGTGGTACTAACCTTGTTTTAAATTCAACAGGCAACACGCCTTTTTTAACTTTCAATCAAAGTAGTTTAAGTAAATTTTATATTGGTGCAAGTGCGGCTGTTGGTGGAGGAGGTACTGGTTATTATGATTTATATGGTGTAGCAGGAATAGGGCAAAGATTTTTTACAAACGATACTGAGCGTATGCGTATTTTGTCGAATGGCAACATAGGTATAGGTACAAGTAGTCCTAATTATGTTTTAGATTTAACTTCTTCTGCAAGCCGTGTTGTTAATGTAAATACTACTAGTACAAATGGTGGTGGTATTGCATTTCAAAATTCTGGAACAATTAATGGTTACATAGGAAGTGCTAAATGGATTACTGGTGGAAATTTAGCTGATTTTGGTATTGATGCAAGTGGGTCAAACAATCTTATTTTTGCTACAAACGATACAGAACGGATGCGCCTTGACTCCTCTGGTAACTTAGGATTAGGAGTTACTCCTAGTAGTTGGTATAGCAACCAAAAAGTTATGCAAATTGGTAGCATATTATCTTTGCGTACAGATAGTTCTAATGTTATTGGATTTAATAACAATGCTTATTTTGCACAAGCAACAACTGATTGGCGTTATCAAACAACAAATTATTCTTCACGTTATGACCAAGTATTTGGTGCACATCAATGGTTTATAGCCCCATCAGGAACAGCAGGTAACGCTATATCCTTTACCCAAGCAATGACACTAGATAATGCTGGTAGATTAACAGTTGGGGCAACATCTACAATTTCTGCGTCAAAAATTTATGTTAAAGGTGCGCTAAGCACCGTTGAAAACGGTATTGGTATTGAAACAAGCGAGAGTGGTACATCTTATTTAGAAACATTTTATAAATCTGGAACTGGCCTTGTTGGTTCAATAACCACAAATGGAACTACTACTTCATACAACATTACATCTGACCAACGTTTAAAAACAAACATTGTTGATGCACCTGATGGGAACATTGACGAAATTAAAATTCGTTCATTTAATTGGAAGTCTGATAACACACACAACACTTATGGTGTTATAGCTCAAGAGTTATTAGAAGTAGCACCTTACGCAGTTAATGTACCTAATAATTCAGATGAAATGATGGGCGTGGATTACAGTAAATTAGTCCCTATGATGATTAAAGAAATACAATCCCTTAAACAACGTATTTCAACTTTGGAGAATAAATAATGTCAAACACATACACATGGTTAGTGGAATCTATCGACTGTTATCCACAAGCAGAAGGTCAAACAGATGTGGCATTTAATGTCCATTGGCGTTGCAATGCTACTGACGGCAAACACAATGCTACGATTTACTCAACTTGTTCTGTTACTTATGTAGCAGGTTCACCATTCACACCTTTTGCACAACTTACACAACAACAAGTGTTAGGTTGGATTTGGGGAAGTGGTGTATCTGAAAGCGGCACACAAACCGCATTGGATAACATGATTGCAAGCCAAATCAACCCAACCGTTGTCACACCTCCCTTGCCTTGGAGTGCTTAATGGATTGGAAGATTCTTTCAATTGAGCAAACAGATGGGTTAATTACCCATGCTGAGTATTTTGTATCTTTAAATGGTGTTGAGCATCAAGGAACTCATGCTTTTGTGGGTAAAGAGATCAAAACACCTTTTGATGAGATTAAAGAGCAAAATATCATTGATTGGATAATTCAAGAAACTACCCAAGATGGTATAAATCTTATACAATCTAATCTAGAAAAACAGCTAGTGCAGAAGGAAAAGACCTCTTTGCCTTGGGTTTTCAAGACTTTTAAACCTACTTTGGGATGAAGTTATGGCACAACCCATCGACATAGTTAGCAGAGCACTCAAGGACATTGGAGCACTAGAGGCTGGAGAAATCCCTACTCCTGAAGCAGCTACTGATGCCTACGAGATGTTGCAGGATATGTTAGATCAATGGTCTAACGAGTCCATGATGGTCTTTTACAAGACTGAAATCATATTCCCTGTTGTACAAAACGTTACTCAATACACGATTGGCCCTACAGGTTCAGTTCAAGCTAATTTTGTAGGCTCAATCTCAGGTAATGTCCTGACAATCACATCCATTAACTCTGGTGGCATTAACACCAACATGATGTTGTCAGGTACAGGCATAGCTGCAGGAACAATGATTACAGGCTTTGCGACTGGTGCTGGTGGTCAAGTTAATGAAGCAGGTACATATTCTGTCAACATTAGTCAAACAATAGCATCTACTACGATCACAGGCTATTACAAACGTCCTTTGACCATCAATTCTGCTTTTGTCAGGGTTAACACTACTTCCAATGGAGTTGCCATCACAGGTGGTGGCTTAGATTACCCAGTTTCTGTTCTCAATATTGAAGAATACGAAATGATTGGTTTAAAGACTTTGAATGGCCCTTGGCCTAAAGCCTTGTACTATCAACCTACTGAGGTTTTAGGTAACTTGTATTTATGGCCTAATCCTGCGCAAGGTGAGATGCACGTTTTCTGTGACAACATATTCACCAGAAGCACAACCATGTACGACCCAATAGCCCTGCCAGAAGGTTATTCAATGGCCCTCAGATGGTGTTTAGCAGAGCGTTTAATGCCTATGTATGGCAAGGCTAGTCCAACGCAAATAGCCATGATTCAGCAATATGCAGCACAGGGCAAGAGCACCATCAAGCGTACTAACATGAGGCCTGTCCAGTTAGCTCGTTATGACAATGTGCTGACATCTACAAAGACAAGGGATGCTGGGTTCATCCTTCATGGGGGCTTTATATAGCCTTAAAGGTTGTATAATAATAGCTTTAACAAGGAGCTATTATGAGAGAAGCAGGAAGACCAAGGAATACACCAGAAAGATTGTGGAGTTTAGTAGATAAGAAAGGAGATGATGATTGTTGGCCTTGGAAAGGCTATTTGGGTGGTGGAGGTTATGGTAGGGTTCAGATTGGAAATAAATCTTATTATGCTCATCGAGTTATATTTGATTTAGCTAATCCAAATACAATAACCTTAAGTGCTCCAATAGACAAAAGAGAAGCAGGATTTTTGATGCACTCTTGTGATAACCCAGTTTGTTGTAATCCTAAGCATTTGAAAGTTTCCGATCAAAAGGAAAATATGCAAGACAGATTAAGCAAAGGAAGGTATCTTTTTGGAAAAGGCCCAGATCATCATCGAGCAGTTTTTACGCATGAAGAACAAGCTGAAATTTTGAGGTTAAAAAAAGAATTTGGTTTAACTGCTAGCCAGCTAGCAAATAGATTTGGAAAGAAGTTGTCAACTATGAAAACATTGTTAGCAAGAAATAGAGAGGCTTTAAATGGCTAGTACAACTTTCACAGATGGTGTAACAGTAATCAGGTCATCATGGCTGAATGACGTTAATACTGCTGTTTACACAGGTGTTTTCCCTAATGCCTCATTGACCACAACCAATTTCACTTGGAACAATTACGCAATTGCAGCTCCAACAGGCTCGACAACTACGTTTTTGAGGAATGATGGCACATGGGCTACTCCTAGTGGTTCAGGGATTGGTACTGTGACTTCAGTTGGTACTGCATCAGGTCAATTAACTGGTGGGCCAATTACTTCTTCTGGTACGATTGGGCTAGCCACAACAGCAGTTACGGCAGGGAGTTATACGTCTGCAAACATCACAGTTGATGCTTATGGACGCATTACAGCAGCTTCTAATGGTACTGGAGGCACAACTCCTACTTTGCAACAAGTCTTAACTGCTGGCAACAATGCTACTGTTGGTGCAAATATCAATGGTGTTTACATTGGTGTTGCCATTGGTTCTAGCCTACAAGGTATTTCAGGTAATGGCTCAGCAGTTGGCATTCAGAACAACTATGGTGGCTCAACTAACACAGTTATCCTTAACAACAATACCTTTGTTCCTGCTGCTGATAACTCAATTGCTTTAGGAACTTCAGGTTATCGTTGGTCAGGATTGGCAGTTGCAGGTAGCTTTTATTGGAATTCTTATTCAATTCCAGCTCCTACTGGTGGCACTACGACTTTCTTGAGAAATGATGGTCAATGGGCTACACCTTCTGGTGGTTCTACTCCTACATTGCAAGCAGTTGTAGCTGCAGGAAATACCTCAACCAATGCTGCTGCCTTTAATGGTGTCAATATTGGAGCATCTACCACTTTCCCTTGGGGTAGTGCTTATGGCATATCTGCTAGTGCAACGACTGTAGGCCTTGCCAATAGCTCTGGTGCAGTTGCCATGTATAGCTCTGGTTTTGTGCCTTCTAGTTCCTCTATTAGCCTTGGATCATCATCTTACCCTTGGGGTTCAATGTATGTTTCAGGTAATGCAGTATTTGGCACAGTTAACTCTTGGTCAACCCAAGTAACTGTATATGGTACAACTTCTACCTCTGGTGGTACTGCAGTAGGTGCTTACAACTCTAGCTCAAGTGGTACTGCTTTGGGTGCAATTGTTAATAACTCAGGAACTAACCTAGCTTACTTTGGTTATGGCACTCCTTCTAGTTATTCAACTGTAGGCTATATTGCAACAAATGGCACTACAACGACTTATGCAACTTCTTCTGACAGAAGGCTAAAGAATAACATCACAAACTTGGCAGCAGGTGTAGGCATTGCCAAGATCAAGGCTTTACTTCCTCGCAGTTTTGTGTGGGAGTCAAATGGGATTGAAGACGTTGGCTTTATTGCTGATGAGCTACAAGCAGAAGTTCCAAATGCAGTTCATGGGCAACCCAATGCTGTGGATGAGCATGGTAATCCAGTTTATCAAGGTGTTGATAATAGTTTTGTTATGCCTTATTTGATTCAGGCAGTACAAGACATTATTGCGAAAGTGGGGCTATAAAATGCCTGAAATGGGTTTTGTTGGGCCTAGTTATACAGCAGCCTCAATTTATCAAGATGATAGTGAGTGTATAAACTTTCGTCCTGAAATTGACCCATTAAAACAGGCAGGTCAAAGGGGTGTGGTGGCCCTCTATCCAACTCCGGGTCTTACACCTTTCGCCACTCTAGCCAATGCAGAAGTTAGAGGCTTGCGTACCCTCTCTGGTGGCAAGTACATGGTTGCAGTTGCTGGCTCTTATGTTTACTACATTGACCAAAGTGGCAACTCAACCCAAATAGGGCAACTCCTTACCACAACTGGCAGGGTAGGCATAGCTGACAATGGCCTTCAGGTAATGATTACTGATGGCTCTAATCGCTACTCTTGGTATATTTCCACTACTCAAACAGCAACCTTTAATGGCATTATTTCTGGCAACCAGATCAATGTCACAGGCATTGCATCAGGCTCACTTTATGTAGGCCAAGCCATCACAGGGACTGGAGTTCCTGCTAACACCATCATTACTGCAGTTCCTAATACCTCAAATGGTCTAGGAATCTACACTCTTAACAATTCCGTAACCAATGGAACTGTTACAGGGATTACATTGACCAATGCAGGTAGTGGCTTTACTAGCCCTCCATCTGTGACAATTGCAAGCCCTGCTTATGGCACGACTGCTACTGTGACTTGGAACTCAATTACAGTTGTATCCTCAACATTGGCTACTGGAGGCTCAGGATACAGCGTAGGAGACGTTTTAACTGCGTTTGGTGGTGCGTATACTACTGCAGCTCAAATCAAGGTTTTAACTGTTTCTACAGGTGCTATTGCGACTTATCAGGTCGTGGTCAATGGTGTGTATCAGTCTGCTCCAACTTCACCAGTTACTTTTGTGGGTGGTAAAGGTACAGGAGCTACGATTAACCTAGTCTTTGGGTTAAACAACGATTACACAATGACCAATAATGGGTCGTTTTACACATCTGCTCCTGTGTTGTCAGCTACTGGTTCAGGCACAGGTGAAACAGGAACTGCTAATTACAGTCCTTTAGGTAACTCTCAATCTTTTACTGCTAACAACTTTACCATTCTGCCAAGCAATGATGGTGCGTTTACAGGTGCTGATGTGGTTGATGTGGTGGACAATTATTTTGTCTATAACAGGCCAAATACTCAGCAATTCGCAACTTCTAACTTGTTGCAGACCTTAACAAATCCTTTGTCTTTCTCTAGCAAAGATGGTGCTCCTGACCAATTGGTTTCTCTTGTGGTTGACCATCGTGAGCTGTATTTGTTAGGTGAGGTAAGTTCTGAGGTGTGGGTGGATGTGGGGTCGTTTCCTTTTCCTTTGCAAAGGATACCGGGAACCTCTACTCAGCATGGCATCATTGCCAAGTTCAGCATTTCTCGTGTTGGCAACTCCTTTGCTTACCTCTCAAGAAACCAACGAGGCCAAGGCCAAATCGTGATGATGAATGGCTACGTTCCTACTAGGATCAGTACCCATGCAGTTGAGAATACCCTTGTTAACCAAAAGATTGACGATGCTATTGCATGGACTTATCAGCTAGAAGGCCATGAGTGCTATGTGATTTCCTTTCCTAGCCTAGACTTAACATGGGTTTACGACATTAGCACGACCATGTGGCACAAATGGCTATGGACTGATAACTACAACAACTACCATAGGCATCGTGGTAACTGTTCTGCTACTTTTGGTGGCTATGTGTACGTTGGTGATTGGCAAAATGGCAACATTTACAAGCTAGACCCTAACAATTACACAGACAATGGTCAAGAAGTCAGAAGGCTCAGACGAGCACCACATTTGGTGACTGACCTTCAAAGGCAGTATTTTGATGAATTACAGATTCAGTTTCAGCCAGCAGTAGGTTTAGCACCAACAACATCAAGTTCTTCAACAACTGCTGTTGCAGGAATTGCCATTGCTGGACTAGCTGTAGCAGGTACAACTGGTGTTTCTACAAGCTCAACTGCTGGTGTTAACCCACAAGCTATGCTGAGGTGGTCATCTGATGGTGGCTCTACATGGTCAAATGAGCATTGGGTATCCATTGGTAAGCAAGGAAAATATAAGAATCGCGCCATCTGGAGGCGATTAGGATGGTCAAGGGATAGGGTTTTTGAGGTCGTGGTGAGTGATCCAGTATTTGCTACGATTGTGTCAAGCAATCTTAAATCTAGCGTAGGGGAGAACTAATGCCTAGTATTTATGGTTCACCACAGAACAATCCTTACCCACAAAGTGAGTTTTTGGATACTGCTTCTAAGAGGCCTACAAGACCTTGGCAGCAGTTTTTCATCAATTTATTGAACTTTAGTGCAACATCAACAACTCCATCCTTACCTAGCCAGCCCAAAGGCTATATGCAGGTTACTGTGAATGGCAAACAATATAAAGTCCCATACTATGACTTACCATAAAGACCTAGAAGGCAAATTCGATGTTGACCCACAGGTTAAGCATCACTTCTCTGATAACCTGTATGCCAAAGAAATGGTCATACCCAAGGGTTATGTTGCAGGGATGCACAAGCACGTTTTCTCTCATTTAAGTATCCTTGCTTCTGGACGTGCGTTAATTAAAACTGAAGAATATAATAAAGAAGTAGTAGCACCATATTGTTTGAACATCATTGCTGAGACTCATCATTCCATTGAGGCTCTTGAAGATTGTGTTTGGTTTTGTATTCATTCGACTGATGAAAAAGATGTTTCCAAGGTCGATGAAGTTTTGATTTCTAGGAGTTAATCATGCCTTTTGCATATTTAGCAGCAGCAACGATTGGGAGTTCCTTAATTAACTCTCAAGCAGCAAAGTCTGCAGCCAACACACAAGCAAATGCAGCCAACGCTGCTCAACAGCAGTTGCAACAAAACTTTCAAAACCTTTCACCCAATTACAACCCATATTTGCAAACTGGGCAAACAGGTTTAAATCAACTTGCGTCTTCTTTGCCTAGCTTAACTCAGTCATTTGGGCCACAACAATTAAACCAAAATTTAGCTCCTAACTATGGTTTTCAATTGCAACAAGGCCAAGGTGCTCTGAATGCTGCTAACAATGCAACTGGTGGATTGATTGGTGGTAATGCAATTAAGGGTCTTGAGGATTACACTCAAAACACAGCGCAAAGTGCTTACCAAAATGCGTTTAACAATTATCAGACACAGCAAGGAAACATCTTTAATAGATTGTCTAGCATAGCAGGGATTGGTCAAAATGCTGTTACAGGTCTTTCTAATCTTGCTACTGGCAATGCTACCAACATTGCTAATTTGGGTGTTGGTTCAGCAAACGCACAGGCAGCAGGACAAGTAGGTTCAGCAAATGCAATTAGTGGTGGAGCACAAAGTTTGGCTCAAAACAATTTCTTAGCTAGTTTATTAGCTCCTAAGACACCAACAGCACCTACACCCACACCTTATGACCCTACTATGTACCCCGGATAACGTGAGGCCAACACCATGACATCCACAGTCAACGCAAACTTTTCTGACGTAGCATCCAGAGTCAATGCAACACAAGGCATGAGCATAGCTGATATGCTAAATGTTGCTCGTGGAGCACAGGCTTATCAACAAGCTCAACAAACTAACCCTTTGGCTTTACGTCAACAACAAGCTGAAACAGAATTTGCTGAACAGCAAAAACCTAAACTTTTAAGACAATCTGACCTTGCCATTCAGTTAGCTGAAGGTACAAACCCATCTAAGATTGCTCAAGCTAAAGCAGAATCTGAATCCACACAATTAAAATTAGGTGGTGAAAAATTAAGAAGGGTTCTTGATATTTCGTCTGCAAGAGCATCTGATAGAGAAGTTTTAGGTTTGTCTCAGTTAGCTATGAGCCAAGACCCCAAGGTAGCCAAAGCAGCTAGAGACAGATTACATGAACTAAATGCTAATGATTTTCAAACTGCAGTACAAAGTGGCTTGACACCTAATGAAGCACTTCAATCATTTGGGCACATCACAAATATTATTGACAAAGCACCTAGTCAACTGCCTAACTTGTATCAAAATGCAACACGCATTGGTACAGGAGCTAGTGGTTTATTAGGACAACAAGCACCTGCAGTTGCAACATCTGCTACTGGTCAAATTAGTCAAGTTAATCCTTTAGCAGGAACAGTTCAAACATTGTCAGGAAATAATCCTAGCAGTATGTTTGAATTGAATGGTGTAAAGTATATGTTGAATGCTCAAGGTCAACCTGTACAAGTAGGATCAACTGGGACAACAACTACCAATGAAGTTCAGCCCAAAGGTGTAACACCACAAGCTATGGGTGAGCCAAAAGCTAGATTTGAGCCTTTGGTAAAAGACTTGATGAGCATTCCTACTGGTGGTGTAACACAACTTAATAAACAACAACAAGATGCTTACAATTCTGGCATTGCTCATCATAATTCTGTTATTGACAAAGCAAATTTAGCTGAAGATGCTAAACAAACTACCAATTTGATTCGTCAAAACATTGCAGCAACTGCAGGAAGCAAACCAGAACAAGTATTGAGAAGTGCTGGTAAATGGATTGCTGGTGATGAACAGTTAGATAAATTGGTCAAAAACCTTGCACAAAATGCTCAATTACAAGCATCTATCATGGGTGTTGATAGCGTACATGGTCAACAAGTTAACCAACTTGCAAATGGTAGTGAAAACATTACTGCTGGTGCTCTCAAATCAATTGCTGATAGAACTGATGCAACAAGCACAGCATTTGAAAAATATGCCAAAGCCTATGGCACGTTTATTAATAAAAAGGGTGATGTCAATGGTCATGCAAACACCTTAGCATTTAAGGAAGCATGGAAAGACAATTATGACCCAAGAATATTTATGATTCAAAACATCAACTCTAGTAACTTAGCACCTAAAGTTAAGCAAAAAGAAGTTAGTGAAATCTTAAATAGTATTAGTCCATCAGAATTTGAAAAATTCAAAACTAAAATGTTTAACATGAAACGTTTGGAAAAAGGTGATTTCTAATGGCTTACGATTACGAATCTGATCCTGATATATCTATCCTTAAAAACTACATTCCTGTAGGTTCTGAGGCTAATATTGTTGCACCTAAAAAAAGCACAATGTCAGGTAAGAATCCTAATCTACAGTATCACGATTATGAGAATGATCCTGATTTAGCTGTTTTAAATACTTTTAAAACAAAAGAGCCAGCTAAAACAACTGAAGTACCTAGTCAATACAATCAAATGTTTAATTCATTGTTGCGTAAAGCAGCAGGTGGATATGAAGCAGGTTTGTCTTTGGCTTCAGGTACAGTTTTACCTTTGGTTGGGCAAGTTAAAGGAATCGTACAAAGTATTCCTGAAGCAATTAGCACAGGCCAAGCACCACAACCCATAGCAGAAAGAATTGCAACTCAATTCTTAAAAACGCATCCTTCTTATCAACCACAGACCAAAGAAGGTCAGGATTATTTAGGATACTTGCAAGAAAAGGCACAAGATTTAAATCTTCCTCCTTTTCCAGAGTTGATGGGCACAGCACCTGCTGTTGGACCTGCTAGTCAACAACTTTTTAGCCAATTCAAAAACTTGCCAAATGCTGCCACTAAAGCAGTTAAGAACAAAGTTGGCACAGTTCGCATTGAGCCTGTAAGTGGTTTGCAAAGTGGTGGAGCTGCTGCAACAGAACACGCAACTAAAGTTGAAGCTGCACTTGCTGATGCAAGCCCTGAATTGCAAGCAGTTACTAGAAATATCCCTCTTGAAGAAATCAATTTACCTGCCTTAGAAACTAGAAAGCTAGAAGAAAAGCATGGTGTAAATTTAAGTGCTGGTCAAAGAACTAACGATACAGGTCGTTATGCTGAAGAATGGAATAACAGAAGCAAACATCAAGATACTTTAGGTGAGCATTTCAACAATCAGCCAAAGCAATTTTCTGAGGCTTTTGATAACTTGTTGGATAAACACGCACCTAACATTACTGATAGAACACCAAGTGGTATTGGTCAAGCTGAAATAGATGGTTTAGTTGCCAAAGATAATCAACGTTTATCTGCTATTAAAGATGCTTACAAGAAATTAGAAGATGCAAATGCAGGTCAATTTCCTATTGACGTTACAAAGTTAAAAGAAAATATTGATAGTGCATTAAAGGCTAAACTTAAAAAGAATGCTTATGAAGACCATTTGTCTAGCATTAAAAGAGACATTGATGATTTGGTAAAAAGTGGCAGCATGACATTTGAGGATTATGAAAACCTTAGAAGTAATCTAGCAAGTGAAATGAGGGATAACAGCAAAGGGACTGCTAGAGCTGCTGCACACATCATTAGAGATCAATTAGAAAACTTGCCTTTGCCTGATAACTTGCAGAACATTAAGCCTTTAGCAGACCAAGCTCGTGCTTTGTATGCTGAAAGAATGAATGTTATTAAAAACAATCCTGCTTATAAAGCTGCAGTCAAAGAAGCTGTTACACCAGAAGAAGCAGAAAAAGGCATGGAAAGTTTAAATGCTGCCAAATTCCATGACAAGTTTGTAACCAATGGAACACCAGAGGCAGTTAGAAGATTGATTGATGAAGTTGGTCAAGATTCTTTAGCCCATGAAGCAGTTAAAGCAGGTCACATTCTTTCTGCTAAAGAAAAAGCAGGATTTATTGGTGAAAGTAAAAACTTCACACCTGCAACATTGAATAAATTTCTTGATAAACAAAAAGAAAAGTTATTTGATATTCATGGCCCTGAAGGTTCACAAGATTTAGCTGAAATCAATGCTTTGGGTGCTAAAGTATCTCAACCTAAAACTGGAGTATTTAATCATTCAAATACTTTGTCAGGCTATTTAGGTCAAGCAGCTCAAAATGTTGGTGAGTCTTATCTTGCTGCAAAAACAGGTGGTGCTTCTGTTCCATTTGTACAATTTGCCAAAGAAAAGATGAAACAAGTTAGAAGTGGTGCTACTGCTGAAAAATCTATCAACCCCTATACAGGATTGTCAATTAAGGATTCACAATGAGCGTAAACCTCTCACCCCTATTTAACGCAGTTGCACAAACAACTACAACAGGATTACCTCTTAATGGTGGTCTGCTTTATACATATCAAGCAGGATCAAGCACACCATTGACAACTTATTCTGATAACTTAGGCACGATTGCTAACACTAACCCAATTACCCTTGGAACTGATGGCAGACCTCAGACTGAAATTTGGTTGCAAGCAGCCTATAACTATAAGTTTGTCTTGACTGATTCATCAGGTAATCAGATTGGTACTTATGACAACGTATCAGGATTGTCTAGTTACTATGGCCCATCAACTGCAGTTACATCTGTAACAGGCACAAGCCCAATCACAGTTACGTCAGGAACAACACCTAACGTATCTTTGACTGGTGTCATTGGTCGTACAAGTGGTGGTACAGGAGTTTCTAGCCCTCCTGTGTTCTTCATCCATCAATCAACAGCTCAGTCCTTTAATACTGCTACAACTTATGTAGTCACATACGATACAGTTGACTTTGATAGCAATACTTACTGGAATAGCTCAACTCATGCCTATGTGCCACAAATTGCTGGCTACTATCAAGTCAATGTCTCGTGCTCGTTTGCAGCTACTACAACTGGTTACCAATGTGGTGTAGGTGTAGCAGTCAACAATACGCTGAAGGACTATAACGTTGCAGCATCATCTGCAGTTGGTACTTCAGGCACAGATGGTACAACTCCTGTTTGCTCAACCATTGTTTATTGCAATGGAACGACTGATTACATTACTGCTATTGCTGCACAATCTTCAGGTAGTACATTGTCAAGTGTTACTGGTTCAAGTAATGCTACAACTATGTCTGTTGCATTCTTGAGAGGTGCTTGATGCAGGATACTGAAACCAAGTTAGCAGTTCATGTAGCTGTTTGTGACCAAAGATATGAGCAGATTGCACAGTCTTTGAAAGAAGGTGAAAGAAGGATGACCAAGATCGAGTATTTGATCTATGGTGTAATGTTGTTGGTTTTGCTTGGGCCTAATGTAGCTGGCACATTCTTCAAACACTTTTTTGGTATGTAAATGCCTTTAGCCTTTGTTGCATTAGCATCAAGTGCTGTCAAGATCATAAAGGAATCATGTGAACTCTATAAAGAAGGTAGGCAAATCGTTACTGACATTGCCCATGAAGTTGATGGAGTTGTCAAAGACGTTAAGGCAGTACAAAAGAAAGCCAAGGGGTTACTTGGGTTCTTAGACTCTTTATTTGGGGTAAAGGAAAAGCCCAAAGAAGAAGTCAAAGAGCCTGTTAAAAAGAAGAAAAAGCAACCTCCTCCTGAGTTTGATGAGAATCTGATTTACACCCAAGTAGCAGATTCTTTGACAAAGTTCTTTCAAGCCTACAATGGACTGAAGAATTTTGTTAAGGAAAAGCAAGAATTATCGTTGCACGTTGATGATGAGGAAGGTCAGGCTTTGGCTATTCAAATCACGATTGCAGAATTACAAATGGAAAAGATTTCATCTGATCTTAGTAATTTTATGATTTACTCAGTTCCTAATGAACTAAAGGATTTGTACACAAGGATAAACGCAACGATTGGAGACATTGCACTTAAACAAGCATTAGCTAGAAGGGAAGAACTACTGAAAGAAAGACAAGCACAATGGCAACGTCAACAAAAGGCAGACCTAATCAAGGGAAGAATGGTGGCTTTAGCAATTACAGCTCTGATAATGATGTACGTTTGGATAATAATTCTCAGTCTGACTCACTCGCAATTTTATTGATAATCGTGCTTTTGATTGTTGTTTTGTTGTTTTTACCACTTTTGGCATGGATGTACACAGACATTAGACGTTTAGAGATTAGAGTTGATAAAGCTTTGCAAAGGATTGATGGAAAATGATTAAAAAATGCAGTTTTTTATACACATCATTGTTGATATGTATACTTTTTCCATTTTTTTGTACAGGTTGCCATGACCAGTACCGCTACTTTTGCCAAGACCCTGACAACTTTAAGTCTGAACGTTGCCAAAAGCCTTTGTGTGAATTCAATCAGGATTGTCCTGAATACCTTGTAGCCCCCATACTGGAGAAGAAAATTGAAGGAACTACTTCTAGCATTCCTCAACAACCCCAAGGAACGCCTCAATGCCGATGAAATAGAAATTAGGGTTAGATCGTTTGTAATCATCGTGGTGACCCTAATCCTAGCGTTCATCGTGATGGCATTGCTTTATTCGGTTACGTTTGTTTCGCAACCGATCAAGGCTATGGCCCCAATCGATCAAGCCTACACCAAGATGTTGAATGACATTGTGTTATTGATTGTGGGGGGCATAGGGGGCATTTTGACCAAAGGGCTAACCAATGAAGCCACTAACATGATGAACGCGGCAAAGGCTAACAAAGATGCCTATGTAGCTCCTCCCCCTCCTCCTGTGGTTATGATGAATACACCTAATTGGACACCTCCTCCTGCACCTGTAAGCCCTCCAACGCTTGAGCCTGACCATGAGCGTGAAAGAATGGCACAAGCAAGGGCAGGACTATGATTGCTTGGCTATTTGGTGATTTGTTTTACTGGATAGCTTTGATTGCACTTGTTGGTGGTGCAATACTGTATGTTTTAAGCTACTTTGTAGGGTTTATTCCTATGCTTAAAGCTCATGCCATGATTTGCAAGGTCGTGGGTTTATTGTTGGTTTTATCAGGAGGTTTCTATGTCGCAGACCATCATGGCTATCAAAGAAGGGTTGTTGAAGATCAAGCAGAAATTGACAGACTTAATGCAGAAGCTAGGGCAAAAGAAGCAGAACTCAGCATCAAGCTCGCAAGAGCCTCCAGCCAACTAAAGAAGGCTAAAGATGAAATTAAGACCAAGCAAGCTAGTATTGATTCTAGGATTGATTCAGGTGAGTTGCAGCTCCCCAATACCTGTGGTGTACAAGCCAGTTCAGATGCCTCCAATGGAGATACAACCAATGGAAGCGAATCTACAAGACAGGCTCTTAAAGATATTGTCCAAATCGCAACAGAAGGAGACACAGCCATCACAAGCCTTAACTCCTGCATTGCCCAGTACAACCAAGTAAGGGAAATGGTCAATGTTAAGCCCTGAGAAACTTCATGCCCTAGGAATTGGGTCAGAATGGTCAGAGCCTTTGACCACAACATTTACTACTTTTGGCATCAATGATGTTAACAAGCAAGCTGCGTTTATTGGACAATGTTCACATGAGTGCAAACACTTCAAAACATTGGAAGAAGACCTTAATTACAGACCAGAAACCCTTCAAAGATTGTTTGGTCACAAGTTCAAACCTGAAGAAATTGCCCTTTATGCCCACAACCCTCAGAAAATCGCAAACAGAATTTACTCTAACAAAATGGGAAACAGAGATGAAGCAAGTGGAGATGGGTATCGTTTTAGAGGAAGAGGTTGTATCCAATTGACTGGACATGATAATTACTGGCACTTTGGTCAATCTATCAAGCAAGACATGGTTGCCCATCCTGAGTTAGTCGCAACACCCATGTACGCTGCTTTAAGTGCAGGATGGTTCTGGCAGACACATGGATGCAATGACCTTGCAGAAGCCCAAAACTGGTTAGGATTGACCAAGCGTATCAATGGTGGAACAATTGGTCTAGATGAGAGAATTTCTTTAACTAAACGTGCGTTAGACGTACTAGGAGCTTAACATGGCAACCCATTTTAAATTTACAAAAGGCCACTCAAAACAAGAGATGGACAAGCATTTTGTCGTTAAAAAAGAATGGCAAAAAGAGCGTGAGCACGTTATGAATATTGAGAAAGAGCTAAAAAAACACGAGAAAACAGACATTTCTCAAGCTCACCCAAGTCATAGCCACAATGCTGGCATGAGTCAGCCTTCAGCAGGAATCCCAGCCCTTCGTAAAGGATAAGTAAATATCAGTCAATGGCACGTTTGAAGGCCATTGATCTGTATGACAAAGGTGGTGCAAGGTCTTAATATGTGCTTGCTCCCATTCTTTTCTGCGTTCTTCTTTGCTTAACAGCATACCTTGGTCTATTCTGTAATGGCACATTTGGCATAGTGCAGCAATATAGTTGTCACTAGCTTTGATGCCTCTGCCCTTGCCTCCATGCCAGTTACTGTGTGCTGCTTGGGCTAGATGGAAACCACACAGCTGACAGTTTAGGGTAGATACTAGCCTGAGTAGGTTCTTGTTCCTCACATATTGAGTCTTTGGAAATGCCTTCAAGTGTGGTGAATCTGTGTCTGTTTTGGCATTCATATCTTCTTCTTCTGGTGTTGTTGTCATTGACCCTAGACTCAATTGTTCTTGTTTTGGCTTCGCAAACTGGGCATTTCATTCGTGACTCCTGATGGCTAGACGTTCTGAGGCTTCTCTGGTGCGCCAAATTTGAATGGATAGGTCAGCAGATTGGAGTTGTAGTTTAAGCGTTTCCTCGACCTCTACAGCCTTTGCTAGGGCATAAATCAGCTTTCCATAGGCCTCACTACTCAATGCTTCACGTTCTTGCGCTACGGCCTGTTTAAAGCCGTTTTGGAGGGCTTCTGTCATCAAGAATGCTTTGGTTGCTTTTAACTCCAACTCAACCTTAACCCTTGCTGCTTTGGCTTGGGCATAAAGAGAGGCATTATTGTAGATAAATTCAGCGTTTTGTTCAGGAGTCATGGTTCACCATTAAGTAAGCTAACCAAATACAAATCATTACTAAACCTGCACTCATGCAAGCACAAATTAAGGAAATGATGGTAATCACAAAGGTTAACAAAGTCATTCTTGTCCCCTTGCTCGGATTAGTGTTGCATGGTAATTATCATGACCTTTAGCGTAATCCTCATAATATTCACAAATATTTGCACATTCTTCACGTTCCTTTTCTGCTATCAGTTTGGCAAACTGTTCTAGTTTATCTAACCACATTAACTCACCTCCAACATAGTCGTAAGGTAAATTTGCTTGATTAGCCATCTGTATGATTTCTTCTTTAGTCATTCTGCCTCCCTAATCATTATTTCTACATAAGGTTCACCATAAACCTTGGTTGCGTGTAAATCTACAATCTGCGTGTCATCATCGTAAACAACCCCATTCATGGCATCCAAATAGGCTTTTATAATGTTGTCAATGTCTGGCTTCTTAGAAGGCCTCTCAGAGCCAATTAAACAGGCCTCCCTGCGTTTTTTTGAGTACGACTTAGGCACAGGCATGGAAATGTAAATAAACGCTTCTAAATCGGTTTTAAACGGTTCTGATGCACCCATCGCACGTTTAGCCTTGTCAACAATGAAATCTTCATATTCAAGCGTTGACTTAGGTGTGTAGGTAGAGACAAAGTTACCTCGTCTAGCAAATCTGGGCCTTCCCTTCCCTTTGGGTAGCCCTTCAACTTTAAACATGACGATGAGCATTGAGTTCCTTAATTCTTAGGGCAATGAGTTTGCCTATTCCATGAAAAGCAGGTTCTTGTTCCATTAGCTTAACTTGTTGACGAACATAGTCAAGCCAAGCAGGTTTGATTGCTAGTTTGGCATAGTGCTCGACAATGAGTTCAATCTTCACTTAGGATATTCCATGCTGTTGCTGCCACTCTAGGAACTTGTCCATTTCCAATGGCGCTAACCCTGTCCACATAGTCGGCCAGCCCATAGTCTTTTCTCCAAATGACGGATGGACTGAGGTCGGATCTGTTTCGCAAGTCCTCAATCCCTCTGACATCTTTGCCCCACGGAAATGGCTTGAATTTAAATAACGGTTTTTTGATGTTGCGTTTGAATCTGACTTGACTATTGTGGGAAGCGACAATCCAAATTCTGTTTCGCTGATGAACTCCCCCAACGTCTTTTGCTCCCAACACTCCCCATTTCGCATCAAACCCCATTGAGGCCAAGTCTCCGAGAACTCGTCCAAGTCCCCTAGAAGTGAGCATTGGTGAGTTCTCCACAAAGACGTATTTGGGTCGTACTTCACGAATGATCCTTGCCATTTCTCCCCACATTCCTGATCGTTCTCCGTCAATTCCTGCGCCTTTTCCTGCTGAACTAATGTCCTGGCAAGGAAATCCTCCCGATATAACGTCAACAATTCCTCTCCAAGGTTTCCCATCAAAGGTTTGTACGTCATCCCAAATCGGGAAAGGCGGGAGAAGTCCGTCATTTTGTCTGGCGCACAATACGCTTGCTGGGTAGGGTTCCCATTCAACGGCACAGACTGTTCGCCATCCAAGCAAATGTCCCCCAAGTATTCCTCCACCAGCGCCTGCGAATAAAGCCAACTCATTCATTTGCCCCCCTTTAACATCTTAAATTTAGCCTTAACATCATCAGGCATTGATACTGCCTTCAAAGCATCTTCTTCTAGCTTAACAAGAACAGGATCACGTTCTGAGCTTGATGGAACTGTTTGATGAACAATGTCAGCTTTGTTAGCAATCCATTCAGCTTTAAATGTTGTCCAACCTCTTGAACAACACTCCTTAATGGCATCTTCTAAACTGATCTTTGCCTTATCTGCTTCTTTTTGAATAGAGTTAAGCAAGGTTTGAGTTAAGGGTTTGTTTTTGGCTTTCAGAACTTTTTCAAAATCCATATATATATGGTTATTGGTTATTGGTTCTTGGTTATTGGTTGCATCAAGTACCCTTGATGTACCCATCATGTACCCATCATGTGACCTTAAAGTGTCTAAATATTCCTCTAATTTACCCTCATTAAAGTAATGAATATACCTAGATTTGTTTACTAAATGTTTCAAATTTGGGTTATCTCTGATAAAACTTCCAAAAGAAGAAATACCTTGATGTTCCCTAAATTTCTTAATTTCCTCATCTGCTCTTGGATGAATATATCCATCTGGTGTATCTCGAAAGAATTCATCTAAAACAGATAGCACTTCCTGTTCGTAATCTTTCATACGAATTTGTCTAGCAATTGTTCTTTGTTTTATTGGTGCTTCATGCAGATAATAATGATCTAGCAACCTGCGAAAAGCTATGTCTTCAATCACAGTTAAGTGATGGGTATGGGATTGATAATCCCCAATATGGAAATTGTAGTAGTGCATATAACCTTACGTTCTTGGTTGACGTTACTGAAAAAACATTGGCAGGACGGTAACGAATCGTCTTTTCGGGAGCTACCCTAGCCATGTCTTAAACAATTTTACCTGTAAAGAAACCATTCAGGATGTAAAGATTGCATTTGCCATATTCTTGCTTGTGGTGGAATTTCACCCCATTGAGAAATAGCAGCTTTAGAAATACCCAATATCTTGGCTAGTTCTGTAACTGATCCTGCAAACTGTATAGCTTCTTTTTTGGTAATCATGCTTAATTTTAAACTGAAAAATTGTTAGTTGACAAGTGGTTAACGTAGATTGCTGGCCCTCTTTTTATGTTGCAACCATTACAAACTGGTTCAACTTCTAAAGGTTTGTTGTAATCTCGATGCTCATAAACTCTTGCAGGTTTACCACAATCAACGCAAGTTAAACTTTTTACAGGTGGAAGGATGCCTTTTTTAACTGCTGCAAATACTTGAGCAATTGCTTTTCCTCCTCCAGTTCGTTTGCTATTGCTATCAGCACAAGGAAAACATACTTTTGCCGTTGAATAACGGTGTGAAATATCTGTGTTACAAACTCTGCACAGGTGTGGTTTTTTCAACATTTTTACTTTTCCTTTTAAGAAAAATATTTGGATGAGCTAATTTGATGCTTGGGGGTATTCCCCTATTCATCCAGTTATTAGCACGTTGTTTACTAATATTTAGCTTTTTAGCTAAAGCTGATGACCCTCCTAATTGCTTAATTAGGTCTTGGTCTATTTGGATTTGATCTTTTTTGTTCATAGTTGTATTTTAGCAAATATTTGTAAATCGTCAACATTTTGTGTATTTATTTTACACAAGGTGTTTACTTTGCTTAATTTTCATGTAACATAAGCATCAATCCACAACACATCGTAGTGGTCTTTAAAGGACTGTTAAATGAAAGTTACTCATCTTCATAAATATGGATCAGGATTCACAAGCAAAACAGCTTGTGGACGAAGTTTATTAAGAACACCATTTTCTACAAAATGGGAAGAATTTAAAACAGATTCTTATAAATGTATCAAATGCGAATCTAGCAAACAAGCAGATTTATTTAGACGCATTGATCTTAAAAATGTCTAAACAACAAGCTAACCTTATTCTTGACCAAGTTAAGGTTGGCATTCCACACCCAACATATTTAATTAACTTAGCTTTAACAGTAACAGGAGATTTAAAGCCATGAAGTACCACAGAACAATTAACGAAGCCTTTCCACACACTATGGAATATGGATGCTCTATTGAGAAACCAAGGTTAACTCGTTCAGAAAGAGTGTTAACAGTTGTTTACGCTTTAGCTGCCTTGGTTGTAATGTTTGATCTTTTCTTTTGGAGACCATGAAATGACTAGATTTGAGCACATACAGAAATCATGCAATGAAGCATTGGAAAAATACAAAATTGCTGATGAACTTAACTTCCAAGTTGGGTATTACAAAGCACAGGTAGCTTCCCTTTGCATTGACATTGAATGCTTGCATGACGAAATGGAATTTTTAGAAAAAGAAATTAAAGAATTAAGAAGGGAATTAGCATGAAACAAATCGCATCAGCATTGGTAAAAGCACAAAAGGCCTTTGGACCAGCTCTAAAGTCTAGCCTTAATCCACATTTTAAGAGTCGTTATGCTGCCCTTGATGCTTGCATTGAGGCAGTTATTGATGGCCTTAACGACAATGGCATTTACTTGCTTCAGAAGAATTACGATTGCGACAATGGAGTAATGGTTGAAACAGTATTTGTCCATGAGTCTGGTGAAATGCTTGAATGTGGCATTGTTCACTTTCCAGCAGTTAAGCAAGACCCACAAGGTTACGCATCTGCCTTAACTTATGCACGCAGATACAGTTTGATGGCAGCTTGTGGCATAGCTCCTGAAGACGATGATGGCAATAAAGCAAGTGCACCTAAGCCTTTTAAATCACAAGTTGACCCCAAACAAATAGACCATTTGATTGAAAAAATGAGGGCTACTGAAACCAAAGAAGCCTTGGTTGCGAGTTACAAAATAGCTCATGCAGCTTGTTTTCATGAGAAAGATTGGGAAGCCAAGGTTGTAGCAGTTAAGGACGAACTTAAAAAGGCCTACGAATGATTGACTTAAAAGAAGAATATTATTTTGAGTACATGGAGGAGCTGTCTTATAAACGTTATCAGCAAACGTTAAGAAGATACCCAAATTGTCGTGACCCAGATCATCCTGAATGTGAATTATGCAGAGAGGAAGAAAATGAAGAAGATTAAAGACAAAACAAAAGAACAGCTCCATGAAGAAATCATGCAATTGTTTCTAGGCCAAGAAATGTGGACAACTTTGGAGGCTTTAATAGAAACCACAGTTGGTGTTGCTGAACACATGGAACTTGATAGATTTGACCTTATGCGTTTAATCATGTCTGAGCTAGAACTTTACGAAGAAATGGAGAATGACAAATGAAAGCATTTCCACATACTTATGACCAAATTATTGATGGTCATGTTGCTACTTGTACCAATTATGGAATGGATTTGAGAGATTGGTTTGCTGGTCTTGCTATGCAGTCAATGAATAGCCGTCCTGATTATGAAGATGTTCCAGCAACTGTTATTGCATTAGATGCATATACATTGGCAGATGAAATGATGAAAGCGAGAGAAAAATGATTGAGCAAAGAACAGAAGCATGGCATTTACAGCGTCTTGGTAAGGTAACTGCCAGTAGGGTTGCTGACGTCATAGCCAAGACCAAATCAGGCCCAAGTGCTAGTAGGGAGAACTATGCAACCCAATTGGTGCTTGAAAGGCTCACAAACAGCGTAGGAGAGGCTTTTTCAAGCCCTGCTATGCAATGGGGTACAGACCAAGAGCCAAACGCTAGAAACGCTTATGAGCTGAAGATGAGCACATTTGTTAAGGAAGTTGGTTTTATTGACCATCCAACCATTGACATGAGTGGTGCTAGTCCTGATGGTTTTGTAGGTGAAGATGGCTTGGTAGAAATTAAGTGCCCTAACTCATCAACACACATTGACACCTTGGTAAGCCAAAAAGTACCTGCCAAATACTTGCCCCAAATGCAATGGCAAATGGCTTGTACTGGTCGCAAATGGTGTGATTTTGTGAGTTTTGATCCAAGAATGCCTGAAAACCTCCAGTTATTTGTTAAGCGTATTGAGTTTGAAGCCCAGTACGTCAAAATGTTAGAGCTAGAAATTACAGAGTTTTTAGAAGAAGTTAATCAAAAAGTAATCACATTAAGGAATTTAAATGTCTAAAGTTATTAAAGAAATCAGCGTTATCTCAGGTTCATACACCAATGCAGATGGCATGAAAAAGAACAGATACACAAGAATTGGGTCAGTTATTGAAACTCAGAATGGTGAAATGCTCAAATTGGACACCATACCTTTGGTAGAAAATGGTTGGAATGGTTGGGCTTATTTAAACGACCCAAAGCCTAAAGATGAGTTTTTGCCAAGGCCACAGATGCAAACTAGACAAACATCAAGGCCAGTTTTTGATGACGATTCAATTCCTTTTTGAGGAAATAGCATGACTAACGATGAAATCATAAAAATGGCTAAACAGGCTGGTGGAAGATTTTCTCGAAACCCAGATAAATACGATGTTATGGAAATAACATATTGTGGTCTTGAAGCCTTTGCCAAACTGGTAGCAGAAAAAGAACGTAGGGCATGTGCAAGGATATGCGCTGAAGTCGGTATGTGGTGTTTAGTCCATGAAATAGAAGGAAGGGGACAAGAATGAAAACCAAAGAAGAAATTAAAGAAGAGATCATTGAGTTGTATGGGGCTACGCAAGCCTTGAGCGATGCAATGAACTTTCTTCATGCCCAACGCATGGAAAAAAGTAAACAAATGATGGCGTTGAACCATATGTTAAAAGAAATGGAGGACAAGGATGACTGACGAAGTATTGAAACTGGCGCTTGATGCGTTGGAAGGTTTTATACCTTATTTGCCATTGAAAGATGAAGCGCAATGTAATAGTTACGACAAAGCCATTACTGCACTACGTCTTGCTATTGATGCGCAAAGCATGGCATCTAAATCTACTTATAAAGAACAACTAGAAACAAAAGATGAGCCTGTGGCATTGGTAGCAGAAGTTCACATAAGTCGCTATACCATTGAATGGACAAATGGACCACTGCCACAAGGTACAAAGCTCTACACCACACCACAACGCACATGGGTAGGTCTGACAGATGCTGAAGTCTTTGAGCTTTTTGGACGTTTTACAACGATGACTGGAAAAAGCTGGCTTGATTTGTATCGAATGGCAGAAACTAAACTAAAGGAGAAAAACACATGAGCGATTTATTTAACATGATGAACTTACCTAGTTTTGGCACTTTGCCCAAGTTCTTGGCAAGAAAAGAAGCCCCAG